TGGGCTCGGAGATGTGTATAAGAGACAGCATTTATAGTGAATCATTTCTTTTCCCATTGTTTCTCTATAAATTTTCTTAATGATTGTAATTTGGTCGTTATGGCTCAAAGCAATTGATTTAAGTCCATTAAAGTAGTAGTAAGTTCCATTTCCGTTTTCGTATGTAAATTGCATTAAATCTAAGTCTCCAATTTCTAAAGGTGTTGTATTATTTTGCCCTGTAAGGCGCTTGTTTAGTTCTGCGATAAAGTATGAACGACAACTCTCTACATTGCCACCGTGTACTTCTACGGAACGTCTAGGGCAACTTGTGCTTGAAAGTTCTTGGTGTAGCTTAACAGTATCACGATTAGGAGTTAGTCCCCATTGTTTCATGTATTTAGCTACGTCATCTAGTACCGCTTGTTCATTCCTCAAGAACTGGTTTAAGTCGCCCTCTGACTGGCACACTTCCCAACTTGCATAGTTTGCATTACCGTATGAGTTAGCACAATGCCATGCCATATTAGAGAAGTCAGAAACCTGTAAGCGTCCGTCCGAAGCAATATAAACATGAGCAAAACCATTTTCAGGGTTGTGTGTAGGTAGCCAACTATTATAGAAACCAGTGTTAGCACCGTTTGAGCCTGCGTCGTTGTGAATTACAACCCCAGTAGGGTTATGCCCACGTACGCCAGCGTTAGTTATATTCATTCTTTTTTATCCTCCGTTTGTTCTTCTTCAACTTCTGGAATATTTATACCCTCTTTTTTAAGAAGTTTAACTAAACCAGCGAACATAGGGCTAATACTTGCAATCAAATAAATAAATTGACCAACAAAATATAACAAACCTACGTTAAGCACGATTTTAGCAATATCAGAAGTTGAGGGCGTTTGTGTAAAGTAGAATACTGCATATAAAACCCACAGGGAAAATATTACCGTCAAATCAATCACAAGTCTACGCCGGAAAGGTGGTTCCATTCTTTCTTTATCTTTAACCCATGTAGCAAACAAAATTGCTAAAATCAAGACAGTCATTAATATCATTTTTGTAATCATAAAGTGTACTCTTTCTAATTTCTATAAAGTTTCACAATCATCATTTCGTGTTTTGAGCCACCGGGTCTGCCACTTGCGTCACGTTTATCAAAGGTGTATTGTTGCCCTTTTTTGAGCCCAGAGTAGATAGCCTTTGCAGGCATGGACAAAGCTTGACCGTCATGACCGTTAGTATATCCTGTTGCCTCATAAGTCTGAGTTAATCCATAGGGAGTAGTAATTCCGATTTCCCATTCTCCACCACCATATCCCCAGCCATGATAAAAAAGTTCAACTTCTGCAGTACAGTCCCAAGGTGCAGTAAATGTGACTACATTTCCACCATCTTTATTTGCAAAAAAAGCGACATAAGAATCTGCGAAACCTTTCATTTCCAAACTGTTTGTGATAACTTTATCTAAATACGTTACATTATCAGGTGTTTTGTTGCTTATTACTCCTGTTCCGCTTGTCGTTCTAATGTCTATCACTACTTTTAGTACACCTGAATTGTTGTTCAAATCAACATTGTTGCTATTGTTTGAGTTTTCTGCTGATAAACTTACAGGGTGTGTTGTTTGACTTAAATCAATATTTGCATGAATATAGTTTACAGAATCAGGTTTTAAAGCTACCGTTTCGTTTAATAGTTCAAAATATCTACCTCCAGCAATAATTGAAGTGTTAGTATATTGCACGTTAAGGGCTGTATTTAATGGACTTGACCAGTCTTTTCGTCTAATTGTTCCATAGTTCATGCCAGTCAACATCATGTATAGCTTTCCGTCATTGTCTGAACCTACTGGAAACTCTGTGCCAGTTGGACTGAAGAACGTGAAGTTTTTAATTGTCATTTTTGACCTTTCTTGAAATTATCTTCGCTTTATCTAAAACTGGGTTATCAGTAATTGATAGCTCTAATAATCTAAATTTTCTACCGCCATACGGATAACCGCCAATTGATACAAATTGACCGACATCGTACAAGAGCGTAGTTTCGATTCTAAGCGTGTTTTTGCTATTATAGTATACTTTACCATTCAACAAATCTAAGTGGTCTTTGCGTAGCTCTCTGCACCCTGTGAAGGTATCTATTCTATATTTGTCGCCATAAGTGGCTACATACTCATATAACATTCGGCTTGTCTCCACTTTCTACAAAAATAAGTCTATCATTAAACTCTGTTTTAACTCTGTCTGCTATGTAACCTGAATACAGTTTACCCTCGTACCAAATATCAACCAAATCATTAACATACAAAGGCAATAGCTCATTTTGATTAAAGAATAATCTTGTGACTATCGTAGAGGGAGAAATTTCAGCCTTAATAGTAGACATATCAGGAGGGTTCCCGTGTTCATCTCTATCATAAAATAATGTTTTAGCCACCCTTACTTCTGGAAGGTCTGTACCGTCTCCGTGATAAGTGCTATAATCTATGATATCTCCGTTGTTTTTGGCTGTATACATTTTAGGAGGGTCTACGTAGTCATCTGCATTTGAGCTTTTAACGAACACAACAGCAAAATTATAAGCTGAACGTTCTACTATTGTTTCCGTGTCCATTGACACATTTTGCTTGAAATCTATCCTTGTCGTGATTCTGTTTCTGTTCCAGTTTCTAGAAGCGAAGTTAATGAATAACAAGTTTCTAGGATCTGTTTCAGACGAAGCATGTTGAATGGTTGTAGTTGGTTGAAATTGAACCTTGGAAAATATTCTTTTAGCTACGTCATGAGCTGATGAAGTTTTCGCTTTACGATTAATTGTAGCTTTTCCAGCAAAGATACTTGAATTGAATAAATAACCATAACTCATTAAATTATTTTTATTAGGGTCAATTAGATAGTCAATTATAGCGGAGTTTGTCGTTTTAGTTATTGCATTCGGAACATCAAGACTTTCAATCATTGCCCAAAAATAGTTCTTTAATGTAGCTTTGTTGCTTTCATCTACACTCGTAACAAGGTAAACCATATCTAAGTTAAGTTTTCTCTTTTGACCTAGAGCTTCTTCTATCGGAACAACTTCAGGAAAAAGAATTTGAACAATATCCCCAACTTCTACTGAAACGGTCAATGTAGCCGATGAAGTATAAAGATAACCCGTTTCCCACAATTCATAGTTAATAACTTGACATCTTGCCTTTGGTATTGGTAGCCCTCTTTTTTCTTTTTTACCATTAAGAAGATTAAAATCAGATATATTATAATAGTTAGGGTTAAAGTTATCATAAACGTTAGCTTCTAACATTAAATGAAGTCCGCCTTTCTCTTGATTTTAAATTCTGCCTTACTTAAGTTGATTAACTCCATTTGACCGTGTTTGATTATACGTGTTCTGTATCGTTCAAAGTCCATTACAGGGAACAAATTTAATGAAGTCGTTCCGTTCCAGCCTTGATAAATTTCATCATTTACATCTGTATTGATTAAAATGTAATCCAGCGCCTGTTCAGTCTTAAATACAATTGCAGTATATTCAATTCCGATATCGTCTAAAAATCTAACGCCAGTAGGTGTTTTAGGAAGTTGCGGATATAATATCCCCGTAAAACTAAATATTTCATCTTTTATATCCCAACGACTTAATCGTTCTATATTTGATTCTCCATAATAAGTGTAAGAAATCCCTTTGATATATTTATAATGTCCTGGTGCTGTTCCACCATAAATTTTAGATTTACCAGCGATGACTTTACCGTTTTGAATTTTTTCAAAAGTTAAGTTTTCGTAAGTGTACCACTTTGTAATTATATCGAAAGTTATTTTTTCACTGAAAGTTCCGTTTTTGCCATATCCTTCTGTCTTTGTGACATCTGCTAAAGTTAAATCGGCATACACCTGAAAAATCTCTGTTTGATATTCAAGTGTAACAAATTTTTTGTTAAGAATATCGTTTATGAAGTCTTTCATTAGTTGATAGTTTTCTTCTAAACTTTCTCCAAACGTTTCTAGCTTAAACTCTATTTGAGGTTGAGTAATTGAGCGTGTTCCCATTACTCCGACACCGTTACTTTGCCAAATATTATTAGTTGATTGTAACCCTAAATTAGAGGGCTGATAAAATCTAACTTTTCCATTTGTAACGTCCCAAACTTTATCACCTGTTCCATCTAAGTTGGTATGTATTTTGTACTGTCTTACCATTAAGCCCTCCCTAGTTCAAATTCTCGTCTGATTGCTCGTGCTAAGTTAGAAACATCTTGACCAGCGCCACCTTGTACGTTAAATGTATTATATGTTCTATTGTCGCTTGATACGCTGTTCGTGCTTAAACCGTAACCGCTAGAAGATAAGTTGACATCTGTTAAGCCTACTACCATTGAACCTTTGAATAGTCCGCCAAGTTTACCAGCGATACCATTAATGGCTCCTGATATATTGTTAATTGTATTTGTTACACCACCTAGAACGCTGTTTATCGTGCTACTGATCCCGCCGAATAGGTCGCTAAAGAAACTACCAAGCCCACTGAATACTCCTGTTATTGCATTATAAGCATTAGAAGCGAACCCACCAAAGGCGCTGAATACTCCACTAACTGCATTTTTAGCACTATTGAATACTCCGCTAAAGAAGCTACCAACTCCACTAAATACACCTGAAATTGCTCCCCAAGCGCTTGAAGCAAAGCCACCAAAGGCGCTGAATACTCCACTTACTACACCACGAACAGCGTTGAATATGCCGCTAAAGAAACCAGCTACTGCACTCCATATTGACCGAACTACTCCCCAAGCGCTTGAAGCAAAACTTCCGATTTTGCTAAATACTGACGAAACTACTGAACTAACAGCGTTAAATATTCCACCAAAGAAACCTGATAGGCCTTTCCATGCACCAATGACTAATTGATAAGCACCGCGAATAATAGCCAAGATAAGTTGAAAAGCTACATTAATAATTGATCCTATTAGGTTAAATATAGATTGATAAAAACTAACTAATGGTTGGAAAGTTGTAACGAACCAGTTATAAGCTCCTGTCACTGCACTAGCTATTGTGGCAAAAACAGTAGTGACAATTGTAACTATTCCATTCCATAAGCCGCTAAAAAATCCTGTTATTCCATTCCATATAGTTTTTGTTCCCTCTACTATGGAAGTCCATAGCTCACTAAACCAAGTACCTAGACCAGTAAAGAATGACTTAATAGCTTCAATTGACTGCGATAAGAACTCTACAAAACCCTGCCATACTTTTTTGCCTGTTTCGGTTTGAGTGAAGAAGTAAATCAAGCCAGCAACGACCGCTGCAATTGCCACAGCTATGGCGACAAATGGATTAGCAATAATTAAACCAAGCAAGGCTTTTACTGGAACCATAGCATATTTCGCAACTGTTCCAATAGTTTTAAAAGCATCTATTACTCCTAATATACCTTTAGCTACCTTGAAAGCTGCAAATGCACTAGCAAGAACTACTAAAGTTCCTTTTAAGACTGACATAGCAGTTTTACTTTCACTAATTTTTTTCAGAAAATCAGCTATTTTTTTCGTTATTTCTGACAGTTTACCAGCAAATACAGCTATGCTCTTTGCTACGTTATCTATACTTGTTGCGTTTTTTGTTGTTTCTGTATTTATTCCAAGAAATGAATTGATAACATTCGCTATAATAGAAACTATGGAATCAAATGCACTTTTTATGTTATCCCAAGACTCTAAAAAGGCTAAAGTGGCTGCATTTTCTTGAAGTTTTTGAAACAAGTCTTGAAAATACTTAATAACATTTGTTATAGTTTTACCAGCACTTTCGCCCCAACCGCTCATTTTATCAATTAAACCACTAATAACAGGAGTTAAAGCGTCAAGCGTAGGAAGTAATGCTAGTGATAATGTTTCATTGAAACTATCCCAAGCGTCGCTTATGGTCGTTACTCCCCCACCACCTGCTTTACCAAGTTTTTGCATAGCTTCGTCTAACATTTCAACAGATATTGCACCTTCTTCACTAGCTTCAGCAAATGAGCTATATTGTTTCAAAGCTGGGTTCATTTCCATAACGGTTGATTTAAGAGCTGAACCAAGAGCTGTGTTATTATCTGTTAGCTGATTAATATTTTCAGCAGTAACTTTTCCAGCTGCTGACATTTGACCATAAGCCTGAACGACACCTTTAAGGTCTTCCCCAGTACCACCAAATGCTTGGTTAGCTTTTACTAATGCTTCTGTTTTACCGACCGCTTTTTTAGCAGTATCGCCTAAACCAATGAACGTTGTTGAAAGTTTTAAAGTATCTTCGGTATTTGCATTTGTATCTTTAGCAAGATTCTGCATAGATTTGCTTACATAATCAAACTCTTGCCCACTTCCTTTGAACTTCATTGTATTTTGCAATGAAATCATGGCTTTTTGAGTATCCATTGCGTCGGATATCCAACCTCTTAAGCTATTACCAACAGCACTAATAGCACTTGCACCAATCTGCCTAAATGCTCCTACCGCAATCTCTCTAAGACCGCTAAATCGTGACTTCATGCCATCGATTCCGCTATTAATACCTTTAGTATCCATTTTAGCGTCAATGTCCCAAGAGCCAGATTTAATAGCACTCTCGACTTGCTTTATTTCGCCCTCTAGCCTATTAGCTTGTGTTTCGGCTGTCCCTAAATCTCTAGTAAGTTGTAGCCATTTCTTTTGACCTTCTGGGGAACTTTTGTCTACACTAGAAAGTTCTTGTTTTAATTTTGTTGCTTTGTCACGTGATAAGCCCAACTGCGTTTGTAAGTTCTTTTGCAATTGCGCCATTTTACCGGTATTTGTTGGGTCAAGTTTTAGAGCTTCACGTAAGTTTTTAGCTTCTCCTCTAAGCCCTGACATTGCGGTATTAACGCCTTTAAGTGAGTTCTCGAATTTCGTTGTATTACCGTATATCTCGACCTCAAATGTTGCATTACTTGCCATTACATACCCTTTCTTTTACGCCTTTTCTCTTTTTCTTTTTCCTCTTTCTTTTTCTCTGCAATAAGTTCAATTATTTTATAAACAAGTTCTAGTTCCATTTCCATGAACTGTGTTATATCAATTTCATTATTGCCTAAAACAGTCAAAAGTTCCAAAGTTTTATTTTCCTTTACAGTATCTTTCTTTTTCTTAATCAATGAACTAGAAGAAAAGAAGACCATATCGTCTTCCGTTTCCTCTTTTTCTTTAATAAAAACAGTCTTACAGAAGATATTTATTAACTCGTTAGTTGTAGGAAGCTCTGTTTTGTCGTCTAATGCGTTTTGCAGTCCTCCGTTACAATCTACCCAAAGTATCAATAACTTGTCTGTAAAGCTCTCCATTTGCTCTGTAAAGTCATCAGGAATATAACCAGCGACAAAAGAATTTTGTAAGTCTGCAAAGTCTTTTAAATCTGTAATAAAGTCTGAACCAGTTAGTTCTAAATATCTAATTGCATGTTTTAAAATCATTTACAGTCCTTTCAGCTCATTAAATTTCTTTCTGCCACAGTTCAACTAGTTCTTTAAGCCCTTTACCGTCAGTATCGAACTCAAAGCTAGAACGGAAGTCTGAAAAGTCACTTTTAGCTTTTACAATGTTATCTTGAAAAAGTGCTAAATATAAACCATATTGAACGAATTCCATTACATCAGTAATTTCTCCGTCTTCTTTTTTAATCTCTGTATCCATTGCTTTTTGCTGCTGGAAAAGGTCTTTACCTGTAATCATTTTAAATTTACGTGCTGTACTTAATTGTTTTGCCATTTTGTTTTATATCCCTTTACTTATTTAATTTTTAGTCTTATGAATGGTCAGTTACTGTAAACCCTGAGGTAACATCTTCATATCCGTCAGCGGAGGACGTTACGATATAGATACCGGGCGCAAGGTTCCCATTTGTTGCTACTTTTCCATGTGCGTCCTTAATCACTGATGTTACTTTTACAGTTTCACCATTAGAGTTTTTCAAAGTGACAGGTACTACGATTGCTCCGTCATTTCCTCCATGTTTAGCAGTAATCGTATTAGGAATAACAGGAGCTACAAGTGTAATTGCGCCAGCTAGAACTGTATCAGGTTGCATGATGAACAATCCGCTTTCCATTTTCTTGGCAAAGCCTTTTGCTTGTTCTCCCCAAATTTCGTACTCGATAGCAGGAACTTTTTTATCTCCATTCAAATAAACATCTGACTCGGTTGCTTGAACTGCCAAAGTCCATTGAATAGGGTCTACACCGTCTACTGAATCTGTTTCTGATTCTTTCGTTGGTTCTGCTGTAGGTTTCAATTTAGGATAAACGACTACACGATAACCGTCAATAAATTCTCCTGTAACTTTATCACGTTTGCGCCCTTTAATTAGGTACTGAACACATTTTGTTTTGTAATTACCAGTAGGAGACCAACCTAAGCCATTTGCTGTTCTTTGTTGACCTAAAATATCTTCTTTAAGCGCTTGGTCTGTTTGAATAAATACCATTTCCCCTTGAAGTAAGGTAGCCCCTTTTTTCACTCCATGGTCTGGTACGTCATCAGCTGGATAGCTATTGGTTTCCGCTTGGTCTTCCATTTCGCCAACTGATACTAAACCAGTTACAATTTTATGGTTAGTGAACTCTGGTTTTCCGTTACTCCCCTTGGCCATATCAGCTACGATTAGAGCTTCATTACCAAAGAAAATCTCACGTGAATTATAATCTAATTTCATTTTTTTCTCTTTTCTATAATTTCATTGAATTAGCATAGTTAGCGCCTTTTTTCAATGTTGTTTTAACGTCTTGCATACCTTTTTTTTCAACCAAGAAATACATACCATGATAACCACTAGTATAATTAGCTCTAGTCCCTGCGTTTACTACTACTTTATCGCCTTTTTTAACTTGCTTTAAGTTTCTTGACAATTCCCCAGTATTTTGATATCTGGCATAAGTATAGGTATGACCGTGGCTTCTGATTAATCTAGTCCTTCGGCTTGCAGCATTTGCCTTAGCTTTAAATTCTGCTTCAAACCAATCGCCCATGCGTTCTGTTACTTTAGTTTGCATTTCTTTAGCTATGCTTGATGTATTAAGTAAATTCATTGCCATGCTTGACCACCTGCACCACAAGGCAAATAAACAGTTCCAGTATAATTGTACAAATGGCTATTCTCTGACCAGTTCGTCATATTCCAACCGTTTCGTAAAACATTTCCGACAAGTTCGACAAGTTCATCGTCAACATCTTTAACAGATAAAACAACTTGATAATAGTAACCCATGACAAAGCTCGTATTATCCATTTTAAGCACCTTTGAATCACTAAGTGATAAATATACCGTCTTGTCTTGTATCGTGTCCTTAACGCCTAAAATAACGTCATTTAGAGGCATTGTAAGTAAATTATTGTACCAATCTATATAAGAATCAAATTCCATTACTTACGACCCCCTCTAAAATCATCTTGTTATTCTTAGGGTTTCTTTCCCATGTTGTACGCTTGAAAGTTTCGCCTTTTTCGTCTAAGAAATAGTTGAAAATTAAGTCTTCCATTTCTCCGATTCCGTTAAGCTCGTATCTTACGTTTTTACCTAGCCCAATCATAGAAAACTCATCAAGTCTTGACTGATTAATTCTCTGTTTAACTGCTGGTAAAACGATAGGCTTTATAACATTGTCTTCTGCACCGTTCTTCTTCTTAACAGTCGTTTCAACTTGCAATGTTACTTGTGAAAATATCATTAAATACCTCCATAATACATTAACTCTTGCAAAGAAGCTAAACGTTTCATTTCAGCATTTCGCCATTGTTCTGCTGGTTCATCAACAATATTAAGCCGACAATAAGAAGCAATAAAGTCTTTAACTAATACGCTTGTTTCGTCAGCTTTAATACCATTTTTTTCTAGCAATTTAATAGCTATTGAACGGAATAAGATAAGTTTACTATCATAAGCTGTTACTAAAATCGGAATACCACAATAGACCTTAATATAATCTATCATTTACTTCCTCCGTTTTATTCTTATGATACTGTAATTACTGCACCAGCGTTGTAAGTTTCAACATGACCGCTTGTTAGTGTTTCAACCAAGATCATGTTGCTATTAGTTTTCCATTCAAAAGCGTCAACTTTTGTAAGGTCTTGCATATCAATGTGATATTTTTGGTCTACCAATACAGTAGGTTTGAGTGCTTTTGAACCTGTGTAGACAATAATTTCATCTACTCCAACTTCAGAAGCAATTTCAGTATCATCATTTTTAATACGAACGTGAGCATTTGCAGTCGCTTGACGTAACTCATCTAGCAATGCTTTACGGTCTTCTGCTTTAACAATCAAATAACGACGACCAGCAGTAGGACGAACAAAGTCAACCGCTTCTTCAATAGCGTTCGCAAATGGAGTTGTTCCAGCTGATTTGGCTTTTGTAGTAATCTTTTTGATTTTTTTGACGTCTGCTTCTTTGTCGATTGATTTAAAACCGTTTGAACCGTCTCCTTCAACAAGTGCAAGGTCAACGATTTTGTTTACGATAGCTTGTGTAAGTTCTGCTACAATCAAGTTGTAAAGTTCAGAATATGACATTTGAAGTCGTTTAACACGTTCAGCAAGTGATTGCAATTTATAAACCATTACAGGCTCAAGAGTATCAATAGTGAGTGTGGCTGCCTGCTCTGTCTTTGTTTGTCCGTCTTTGTGGACTTGAGCTTCATTCGTTGAATCAAAAGAGCGTGATACAAGCAAAGCACCGACATTTGTAACGTGGAAAACTTTGAATACTGGGTTAGTATTTAACAAAGCTGTGTTGATTGATTCAACCAATTTGCGTGGAAGTTGAAAAGTTGTGTCTGTGATAGTTACACCATTTTCAGCAAGTTTTGCATTCCAAGCGTTTTTAATTTCTGATTTTCCAGAAGTCTTTTTCAATACATCAAAAAATTCTGTTACAGCGTTTTGTGATTCAATAAAGTTTGTCATTTTAGCTTTTCCTTTTGGTTTTTCTTCCTGTGCGTTAAGTTCGTTTTCGATTTTGATAATTTCAATTGAATTTTCTGAAAGTGTTTTTTCTAATTCTTGTACTTTTGGCAAGTCTTCGATTGCGTTTTTTACTTCAAAGCCACTAATTTGAGATTTTAAAGATACGTTATTTTCTTTAAGTTCTGCCAAGCGATTTTGTTTTTCGATTAAATCAGGTTTATTCATATTTCTTTTTAATATCCTCAATTTCTTTCAAAGCGTTTCGGCTTTCAATAATTTTGTTGCGTTCTTCTGTGAGTTCTTCGCCTAGCGCGTTTTGAATAAATTTTGCGTTAGGGTCTGCTGGTACTGAAACAAGAGAAATCTCTTTAAACTGTGCTTTATTTACAACTAGAGCGTCATTATCATCAAAAGTATAATCTGTAATATAATAAGCAATTGATAGTGAATCAAACGCGCCATTTTCCACAGCCTTATTAATGTTTGGTGCATTGTCATAAAGTGTAAAGTCAGTCAGGTATTTATTAGTAGCTAAATCATAGTAAACTTTTGCGTCCCCGATGACTTCGCTAGATCCAGCACCATGTTCATATAGCAATGGGTATCGTTCTCTAGCAAACTCAATACAGTTAGGAGTCAAGATAATACCATTAAGGTTCTCTACACCAACTTCTGATCCAATACCTTGGAACGACTTAGAACCGTCCTCTTTTTCAGTCACTTTAATTTCAGCACTATTGGTTATTAGTTTCATCTGTGCTTGTTACGTCCTTTCTACTGACTTGTAAGTCCCTTAGGTTTTCAACAGCAACTGCATTAAGGTTTGTAATATAAATGTCTCCGCCCTCAATTGGTTGCTCGCCCATTTTAACAAGAAGTTGATTCTGTGTAAAAATAGGAGCGTTAATATTTTCGTGATACAAGTCAATTAATTCTTTCAAAGTTGCAAACTTGAATAGCTGGTTATCTACGATTATGCGTTCATAATATAAATTATCCTTAACCACTCGTCTGCGGTTTGTTGAAATCAGTTTATAAGTCAGTTCCTTTTCAAGTTGAATCAGTAAAGGAATGATAGTAGAGTTATAAAAATAAATTTGTTGTTCTTGCGTAGCAGTACCAAGCAAAATATTTTCATTCATAAAGTAACCTGTCAAAAGTTCAGATTTAATAAGGTCAATTTCATCTTTATTTAAAACAGAATAATCTTTTTTAAGTTCTACAATTTCCGTCTTGTTATCAACTGGCGTCAAACCGTTGTAACTCGAACCCTCTTGCATATTCTTTATTGTTGTTAAGGCTTTTTCTCGATACTCCTGTGTATTATCAATGTCAAGAAAGGCATTAATTTTCAACAAGCCACGCAATTTACCTTGTTCCAGCTTAGTTTGAATACTAGCTAGAGCATTATCTAAAATACTTGTGTCTTCATTGATATAAAAAGGACTGATAAGTCTTACTAACTCTTCTGGCTTATATTCTTTTTCATCATTAGCAAAGAGCAAGTCTAATAGATCGCCCGTTTCACTGTCAAATATAGGGTACAGGTCAACATAGCGCGTGCATAGTAACTTTTTAATTACTTTCTGCCAAAACTCCATGCTATTATGTTCGCCCTTAGGGCTCCAATTGAGGACCTCATCTAAATCAGAACCTGCCTTACTAATCAAAGTATCAGAACCAACATCAGATTTTTTATATTTTACATGATTAAATTCTACTTTTGTTATTTCATTAGCAATTTTATTATGAATATTAGTCACAAAGGCACTTGTATATTCTACCGCTTCATTTTGCCATGCTGTAACTCTTTGAGTATCATTGTTTAGTTTTCCACGTGAAAATGTTACCACTTTTCCGAATAAGTTCAATTTTTCCCCTTTCTACCATAAACTTACGCCTTTCCCTCGTTTATACTCGCCTGTTTTCTTGTTATGGCAAGACTTACAAAGGAGTTGTAGGTTATCAGGGTTCAGCGCTATTTTCCAATCATCAAGGTTTTCCCAAGTTAGTTCTACAATATGGTCAACTTCGTATTTTTTAGCACCGAATGCACCACATCTTACGCAAGTCATTTTGTCACGTTGTCTTACATAATCACGGACTGCCAGCCATTCTTTTTTATTGTACCAGCCACTCTCTCGGACTGTGTCAGCGTTATACTTCATCTGACACCAACATTTCTAGAGCCATTGTCAAAGCAACAGTAGGGTCAATTTTATCTTTTTCAAGTTTTTTAGTATACATGTAATCCCCACTTTGTCCGATTTTGACAGCAGTATTATTCAAAGCCCATTGCATGACTTTTTGGTTATGGATAAGTTTATTTTCGACTAGCTTAGATTTTAATAGCTTGATATAATCATTCATTGAGAAACCTTGCCTAATTGCTCTTTGGTTATCTCCGTCTTTGTCAAAGAAATAACGTTCAATCAGCCCTTTTAAAATTTCATAGCGTGCTGGGTCATATCCGATTTTTCTAAGTCTGCACCCTGTCTTACTTCTAAAGTCGTTAATATACGGTATCAAGTCATTTACATTAATGTATTCCGTATCAAGTAAGATTAGTTCGCCTCTGTCAACGAATTCAGTCCATAGCTCTTGTTGTTCTGTGTCCAGTTGCTCATATTGCGACCGTACAGAGAAAGTAAGTGTATGACTGTAAGTTTTACCCTCTAACTCACAAACGAACGATACGGCCGTTAAATCGCCAATTAAGGATAGGTCAATTCCAACATAAGTTCTATTTTTATTAAATACAGATAAATTAAAGTCTGTTAGTTTAGTATCTTGCGGAGTGAAGTAGTAAGCTGTGTCCTGCATAGGCAAGCCCATATTAAACGCTAAGAACTTATTCTGTAACGCTGGATCTCCTTGTGCAAGCTCGTACTCTTCAATAACTCCTGACCACTTAGGGACATTACCAATAAGAGGCAATGCCATAGTCCAATTCTTTTTATCTTTGACTTGCTCATGATTTTCTAACATGTAAAGCAATCCGAACGACCTATCATTGTAAAATTCTTCTTCTGATTTGAATCGTTCAACAAGTTTATCATATAATCCGTCTCGTTTAAGTCCGCCAGAAGTGATATAAATACTTTGCCAGTTATCTTGTTTTTGTCGTGAACCTTTATTGACTGATTCTGTTATATCTTCGCCATAGGTATGGACTTCATCAAATATATTAAGAGAACTATTACCACCTTGCGCCCTCAAAGTATCATTTGTTTGCTTTTTGAAAGTGGTTTTAAAAGAAGTAAACTCTAGCCCTTGTTTTGTGCTCTTGAAAATCTTGTTTTCGTTGTACACTCTTAATGTATCGCTGGCTTCCGTTTGATTCCGAACTTGGTCAAATACGTGTCTAGCCTGTGTATTATCATATGCAATAATCAGACTTTCTCCGCCATATTGACCGCCTAAAATCATCCAGTTAAGCACGCGCGTAGCCATTAAACTTGACTTGCCAGACCCACGCCCTAAATTAAGGAAAATTTCATTAACTAGATTGACCTGAACGCCTTTTTCATCGACCATATCATAACCGAGCATCAACTCGTACCACCAACGCTGTGTAGGTAATAGCTCAATTTTCATTAGGTTCCCAGTAGTCAGGTAGAAGTTGTCTTCTATCCATTCAATAGCTTGCGTAACACGGTCATAGCGATAAATATATTTGTTATGAATACGTATTTGCTTCTGAATAGTCTTGCGAATGTATTTATTAATAATAATGCCATTTTCTTTGTTGTATTCCAACATTTTATTCAAATAATACATTCATTACCTTTCTATTCAAATACTGATTTCAAATATTCATCTGAATATGGACACCAACCTTCGTCATCAGTCATTTCTTTTTTTAGTTGATTCCAGTTTGAAAACTCACCAATAATAGAATCACTGTCTCCACACTCATCACAAGTATCTTCAACTTCTTCTAATTCATCTTCTGGAGTATCTTCTGGCATTATATAAAGCCCTCCGTCTAAATGGTCTTCAATTATCCAATATTGTTTCATTCAAATCCCTCTGGAGTTTCAATTTTTGGTGTTTCGTACTTACTTAGTTTATAGTCATCAAGTTCTTCAATTTTAGCTTTAAGGTCATTAGCACTTGATTCTTCCTGTTGCAATCTCCGCCATTCAGTAGGGTTATAAAGTTCAGGGTTACCAGCCTTAGCAACCATCATCGCTACCAAGCTATCTTTGTCAAGTTCTTTTTCTTTAACCTTTACTTTTTCAACGTTTCCGTCAGCGTCATAGATTGTTTCTGTTTCCTTTAGCGTTCTGACTGTCAGTTTGCTCGCTAAGGCACTTTCAGCTAGTTCTAATAGATTTCCCCTAGCAATGCTTTTAGCTTCGTCATACGCCTTTATATTGTCATCTCGCCACTTTCTAAAAGTTTTAGCTGAACAACGCAAACTAGTGTAGATTTCTCTATCGTTGCAACCTGATTCAATTTTATCAATGATTTGGCTAAATAGCGGTTCTTCGTACATCTTAGGTAAAATTGTGGGTCTTCCACCGTTTTGTGTTTGCATATTGTCCTTTCTTTTAAATGTGGTTATATCGTTTAAAGCCTATATTCTCGTTTCTAAGAACAGCAATAACTTTTGCTTATAAGTTTACCCGCTTGGGTAACTCTGCTCTCACAAGCCAAAATATGAGCATATATCCCTATAATTAAGATTTAGCTAGATTTAGCAAGATTTAGCCAGCTAAAACCTGTCTCTTATACACATCTGACGCTGCCGACGATCTACTCTGTGTAGA